GCGTGAGCGGCGGCATCGACTTCGCGGCCGACACCGCACTGCCGGACTGGCCGCTCGCCGAAGAGACCGGCGTCGGCGGACAGGACGACGGCTTCTGCCAGGACGAGACGACTCGTCTTGGGGATCGCTGACCGGCCGATCCTGCGAGAGACGTGAGCGCGAGCCCCCACAAGGTGATCTGGCTTCCCTCGCCGAGGACGACGACGGTCGAGTGGTACATGTCGGACGGGCGCGCGGTCGGCGTATCGAACATGAGCGAGGAGTGGCACGCGGCCCCCGTCACGCCGAAGCCGGACACGGGATTCGCACCGGCCAGGGACGACCGGTGAGCGCGCTCGCGCAGGCCGCCGCCGCCGCCGCCCGCAGCGTCGAGCTGTCCACCGAGCAGGCCGAAGCACGCGCCGAGTTCGAAGCGGGCGGCCTCCGCCGGTTCGCCCGGCAGGCGTGGCCGTTCCTCGAACCACGCACCCCGTTCGTGCCGTCCTGGCATGTCGACGTGATCTGCGAGCACCTCGAGCTCGTGTTCGCGGGGGAGATCCGCCGGCTGCTGATCAACATCCAGCCGGGCGTCCTGAAGTCGACGCTCGTGAGCATTCTCGGCCCGACGTGGCGATGGACGACGAACCCCGAGACGCGCTTCCTGACCGCGTCGTATGGCGCTGATCTCGCGTTGCGGGACAGCGTCCGGTCGCGTGCGCTGATCAACTCGGCGTGGTATCGGCAGCACTGGGGCGACGTGTTCCGGCTCACCGGCGACCAGAACGAGAAGTCGCGCTACACGAACGACAAGACCGGCCACCGGATGGCCCTCTCCGTCGGCTCCGGTGTGACGGGCGAGCACGGCGACGTGCTGATCCTCGACGACCCGAATAAGGCCGACGACGCGTTCTCCGCGGCGGCACGTGAGCGGGTGAAGAACTGGTTCGGCGGTGTCTGGGCGACCCGCCTAAACGACCCCAAGGCCGGGGCGAAGATCGTGATCCAGCAGCGCGTCCATGAGGATGATCTGACCGGCCACATCCTCGCGAGTGAGGGTACCCTCGCTGAGGGTGGCGAGTGGCTGCACTTGTGCTTGCCCGCCGAATACGAGCGCGCGCACCCGTTCGTGTGCCCCGCCGAGATCACGTTGCCGTCCGGCCGCGTCGCGCCCGGTGACCCACGCACGCAGGAGGGCGAACTGCTCGCACCCGAGTGGATGCCGCGTGACGTCCTCGACCGGCTCGCGAAGTCGATGCACGGCACCGCCGCCGGCCAGTTACAGCAGCGTCCCGCGCCGGCGGAGGGCGCGATCCTGAAGCGGCACTGGTGGCGCTACTACGAGCCTGACCGCTGGCCCGGCGTCACGTCGACCGTGTCGTACTGGGACACGACGTGGAAGACGAAGACGACCTCGGACTACGTTGTCGGCCTCGTCGTCGGCATCGCGGGCGCGAACCGGTACATCCTGCGCCGCTACCGTGACCGCTGGAACCTCGTCGACACGTGCGAGCAGATCCAGGCGTCCCGCGCGTGGCTCGAGGAGCGGATCCCGCGCTTGGCGCATGTGATCTACGTGGAGGCTGCCGCGAACGGCCCCGAGATCGTCGCCGCGTTGCGCGGCTCCGTGCCGGGGATCGTTAGCGCGCGCGTCGAGCGGGACAAGGTCGCGCGCGCGTTCGCGATCACACCATCGCTCGAGGCGGGCCAGGTGTTCCTGCCGGGCCGCGCGAACGCTGACGGCTCCGGCCCGGACCCGTCGTCGCCTGCCTGGGTGCTCGAGCTCGTCGACGAGTGCGCCGCGTTCCCGAACGGCGCCCATGACGACCAGGTCGACGCCGTCACGGGGGCGCTACTCAGGGCGGGCCGGTCGGCGCGGCCGCTCGAAGCCAACGACGACGCGAGCGAAGACTTCAGCGACCGCCGCTCGAGGCGTGGCGTCAACTCGTCGCTCTCGTACGGGATGCACTTCTAGGCCGGTCGCGGCCGGACGAACCTAGACCGTGAGCAGAGGCGGCACGATCGGACGCAAGCACGGCGGGTTCTTCGACAAGGACGGCGTCGCGCATTGCTCGGCGTGGTTCGCGAAGGACAGCCGCCGCAGGCGGGCAGCGGCGAAGCGCGCGAAGGCGTCGAGGAAGCGCAACCGATGAAGCTCGGCCCGCTCGCGATCCAGTTCGGCCGCGAGAACGTCGAGGCGGCAAGCCGACGCCTGGCGGCCGCGAAGTCACCCCCCGGTGGCGAGCTCGGCGTCGACTCCGACCACTGGCTAAACCGCTGGGCCGGCGGCGGAGCCCGACCCGAACGTCGTCCTCACCGGCTCCCAGAAGTTCGCGGTCTACGACGAGATGGCGTTGTCGGATGCGACCTGCAAGGCGCTGCTGTGGATGATGAAGCTGCCGATGCAGGGCGCCGTCTGGGACGCTGAACCCTCGAGCGAAGACCCGATCGACCTGGTGATCGCGAACGCTGTCCGTTGGAACTTCGGGCTCGCCGACTACGACGGCCAGCTCGACGTGACGTGGCGGCAGACGTTGGATCAGAAGCTGCTGAAGCTGCGTTACGGGTGCATGTGGGAGGAGATCGTCTGGGGCGACCCCGTCACCTGGACCGACGACGACACGGAGCGCCACGAGGCTGATCCGGCCGATCGTCCGGCTCGCACCGCGGCTGCCGAAAACAGTGATCGACGTCGAGTACGAGCAGGGCGTCGTGAAGACGATCACGCAGAACTTGGCGAACGCGAAGCCGATCCCGGCGGAGAAGCTCGCTTACTACGTCCTCGACAAGCAGCCGGGCCGCTGGGACGGCACGAGCATGTTGCGTGCGGCGTGGGGGCCGTTCGAGATGAAGAAGCAGCTGATGATCTCGGCAGGCATCGCGTGGGACCGCTGGGCGTCAGGGTTCCCTGTTGTCCGCGCCCCGTTGAGCGGCGGCCAGACCGAGCTCGACAAGGCGGAGGAGATCGGCCGCTCGATCCGCAACCACGAGCGCGCCTATGTCGCGTTTCAGGGGCCGCCACCGTCCGACCTGACCCCCGACGGGTGGAGCATCGACATCGCCGGCGGCCCCGCGCATCTCCCGGACCCGGTGCCGCTGCTGAAGGAGTACTCGTACATGATCCTGCAGGCGGGCCTGATGACGTTCATGGCATTGGGCAACACGCCGTCCGCGTCGCGCGCGGTCGGCCAGGTGCAGGACGAGCCGTTCTATCTCGTCGTCGAGGCCGTCGCGACCGATCTCGGCTTGGAGATTCAGCGGCAGGGGGGGCGGGGCGTCGTCGGCGTCCACTTCGGCCCCGAGTATGCGACGCCGAACTGCAAGGCGTCGAAGATCATGTCGGAGGACACCGCCCAGCTCGCGTCGACGATGTCGGCGTTGAAGCTGGCAGGGTTCGACTTTTCCGACAAGGAGACGCAGGACGTGGTGCGTGAGCGGATGCACCTTCCGGATCTCGCCGACGACTGGCAGTCGACACCGACGGAGGGGAGCGGGCTGCCTGCCGCGCCGAAGCCGCCGAAGGTTGATCCCGCGCAACTGGTTCTGCCGACGCCATGACCGCCTGGACTGTCCCGGCGCTGGTGCTCGACGTCCACGACGGCGACTCGATCCGGGTGCGCGCGAACCTCGGCTGGCATGTGCAGATCGACACCCTCGTACGCATCGACGGCATCAACGCACCCGAACTTTCGACCGTCGAGGGGAAGGCGGCCCATGCGTTCGCGCTTACGCTGGTGAAGGCGGGCGACGAGGTCACCCTCGTCTCGAAGAAGCTGCTCGGCTCGTTCGACAAGTACGGGCGCGTGCTCGGCTCCGTGACGCTCGCCGACGGTAGTGACTTCGCTGCGCTGATGCTCGCCGCGAACCAAGCCGCGCCGTGGGACGGCACCGGCGTGAAGCCCGTCCCGGCAGCACCGCCACCGGCACCGTGAGCGTCCGCCTGATCGACCACGCCCGCATCGAGGCGCGGATCGGTCGCCGCCTCACCGCCGCCGAGAAGCACATCGACGTCGAGGCGATCGACACGCTGCTCAACACGGCGAAGGATTCCCTGGACGCCGCGATCCGGTCGGAGCAGGCCGCGGCTCGCCCGGCTCGTCGCTGCCGGTGACGGCGGCCGCCTCGAGGTGACACCCAGGA